CCTCCAACGAGAGAAGATTTTTCTCTGGGAGAGTTGGGAGTTGGGGCGGGGTTAGGTGCTGCTGCGGGGACTTTAGCTCCTCCTGTTTTAAAGGTTGGGGGCAAAGTTGTTGGTAAATTGCCGTTTCCAGGTTCTGGAGTTTTAGGTGCAGGGATGACCGCTGCGGGCAAATATTTGTCAGAAGCTCCGTTGTTAAAACGAGCAGCAACTGGAGCTGTAGGAGGAGCTGTTGGGGAAGGGTTAGAACAAACAGGAGAATATTTTGGAGTACCTAGAGCTATAACCATGCCACTGTCTTTTACTGGGTCTGGATTGGCTATGAGCTTGTTAGGTGGAGAAGGAAGACGAGCAAGAGAAGCTGAAAAAGCATTGGCTGAAAGTGTTGGAAAAACTGGCGAAGAAGCTAAAACAGCTATTGCTCAAAAAGCTAAAGGTGAAACTCAAGCCGAATACGAAAAACGTGCCAGACAACAGACTTCTTTAAAAGAAGCTGAACAAAAATTTACAACAGAAGCACAAAAGAAAAATGAGGAATCTGCTCGTTCTTTTGCAGATTTAGGTACGCCCAAGAAAGTCGCTGAGTTAGGCGATGAAATGCAACGCAGGATTACTGGTACAGAATTTACTGGCGGGGCTAGAAGACAACAAAGAGCTGCTGAAGATTTTAAGAATTACTTTAAACAAGCAGAAGGATTTGAACAATCTAATCCTAGACAAATCATGCTTGCTCGGTTGGAGAAAATGGCTTCCGAACCTAGTTCGGGTTCTGCTGGTCGAGAATATGCTGCTAAAGCATTGAAAGATTTGCAAGAATCTAAAGACGCTGTTGGCACTGAATTAGAGTTTAGGAAATATTTTGAAAAAGCATCTGCCCCTCAAACGGAAAATTACACAGCTGTACAACAGGAAAAAAACAGGGAAATAAGCGAAATTATTGGAGACGCATTAAATACTCATGCTCCATTACGGCAAACAGCTAGAGGAAATTACAAAGAATTTAGTAAGTTTTTAGATTCATACGAGACATCATTTGGCAAAAAAGGTGTTGCGACAGAAGCAAAAGTTCCTGGCGAAGTAAAAATGATGCCGACTGATTATCCTAGTTATTATTTTAAAAACAGAGATACTCTTAATTCTTTAAGAAAACAACTTGGAGGAGATGAGGCAGCAGTTCGTAAGTTTGCAAATCAACACGTTGTTAACGAGTTAGAAGGGAAAACGGCTGCTCAGGCTGCTGATTGGTTAAAAAACAATTCTAAATGGGTTAACGAGGTTGAAGGATTAAATACTCGTGTAAATCGTTATGTTCAAAAACTTTCAGAAACCGAACAACAGGCTAAAAAATTATCAGAGTCTGCTCAAAAGCTAGGTGCAAAAGCTAAAGAAATTGGGACTGTTAGAGAAACAACGGAATCAAAAATAGCTCAAACAGCTTCTGACCAGAAAAGAAAAATAGATGAATTTAAAGAACTGCTTAATGTAAACCCTAAGCAAGCTAGAGGAATTGCAGACAACATGGTGAGTTATTTGGCTAAAAACAAAATGCTCCCAGAAGCAAAAATTAAAGCCTTGCAAGCAGACATTGAGAAAGTAGACAAGACTGCAGCTCAAGCTCAAAAAGCATCTGAAATTAGAAAACTTTTTGTCAAGTACGGAGTCATATCTGCTGGAGTTCCTTTTGGAGCTTACACAATTGGAAAAACGTTTTTAAAGGATTAGTCATGCCACTCAAAAAAGGAAAAGCTCGTGAAGTCATTTCAGAAAACATTAGCAAGCTCACAAAAGAGGGTGGTCGCCCCAGGAAGCAAATTATTGCTATCGCTTTGTCAACGGCTCGTAAGTCCAAAAAGCCAGGAAAAAGGAAGTCAAAAAGATGAGCGACAAAAAACCTAATCTATCTGTTGGCAGGGGTGAGAAACAGTCTGTTGCAGCTGGTGGTGGACTCACTGCGAAAGGCAGGGCTAAGTACAACCGTGCCACAGGAAGCAATCTAAAAGCGCCTCAGAAGTCTGGTCCACGTCACAAGTCCTTTTGCGCCAGGTCTAAGAGTTGGTCTGGAGAACGTGGAAAAGCAGCTCGTAGGAGATGGGGATGTCGGTAAAAAAGGATAGTTGACATTACTGTAGTTCTACGATAATATCTTGTTAGGAGGTATTGTTATGGAACAGTGGAAAGACATTAAAGGATACGAAGGAATCTATCAGATTTCAAATTACGGCAGAATAAAGTCTTTAGCAAGAAAAGTTGGCAGTAGGAATGGTGCATTAAAACCATTGCCAGAAAAAATTGTTAAACCGCTTTACACAAAAGCTGGATATTTAAATCTTGTAGCTTCAAAAAAACAGGTTAGAGAAACGTTAGTTGTTCATCATTTAGTTGCAAAATACTTTATAGGTGAAAGACCAGAAGGATTGGTAATTGACCACATTGACGGAAACATTACCAATAACCATGTATCAAATTTGAAATACGTGACAAATAAAGAAAATTTAAGAAAGCGTCACGACATCAAGTTGGATGAAAAAAAAGTTAGAGAAATTTGGGGGTTGATAGGAGAGGGTAAGCCACAAGGTCTAATTGCCCAAATGTACGGAATAACTCAGCCAATGGTAAGCGGAATTAAAACAGGAAGGGCTTGGACAGATGTCAAGGAAGAAAGAGAAAGGGCTTAACCCTGAGTTAGAAAAACATATAAATCAGCTTTTGACTATTGTCATGGCTGACGATACCGCTTCCATCACAGAAAAAATGAAAGTGGTGGACCGTGCGCTGAAACTTGAGGCTTTGAAGGCAAAAGTGTCGGATGATGAATACGGTTCAGGGTTCTTTGACCACGCAGACGAGGAAGACGATAAGGATATATGATAATATGATTACCTTTAACAGGAGGGTACATCATGGATTCAGTAGCTTTAATTCGTCTGGCTTTGGAAGTCATCTCAGACCGATTGATAACGATATTGGCGTTGTCGATGAGTTGCGGACTGGCTTGCTACACAATGTGGGCGGGGGATTGGACAAGAGTCGCAACTTTGAGTATATTCGTACTATTCAGTTACCTAGTCGTAACCAACAAGGAGAGAAGTAATGCCAAGCAACAACCGAAGTATCAACCCGATGAGTCCGAGTAGTGACTATGAGAATAGCCACATGGCTAACTCTAAGCATCAAAGACCACATGAGATGAATCAACAAATAGCTAAGTCTATTCGCCCACAACTTCCTAGAGACGGCACTGCTGATATGGAACGCTGGACTCCTGGCACGTTGCCTAAAGGTGGCTTCAGGTCTGTTATTGACTTCTCTGGTACACCTAGCTACAACACCAAAAAGTCGCCTACATCTGGTAGCGGTAAGAAGGTGTACTAATGGCTAATAATATTGCTTTTCAGGCTATGGGTAACACGGTTGCCCTAGTCGCTTCCTCAGCAAATACACAATCAACTGTTGCGAACATCACAGCATTGACTCCTTGTCAGCAGTATTTGATTACCAATCAAGATTTGACAAACATTGCTTTTGTGCAAATTAGTTCAAGTAGTACATTTAATATTGCTTCTCCTAATGCAACAAACAGTTTTTTTGTAATTCCTGTTTCTCCTTTTAACAGCAGAGTCATCACAGCAATGCAAACAAGCGCAACTGCAAACGTTTATGCTCGTATCATTTCTCCTGGTACGACAACAGTTTACGTGACTCCTGGAGAAGGTTTATAGACCCGTTTACGTTGGCGATGATGGCGTTCTCTGCTGTAAAAAGCGGAGTGGCTGCCTATAAGGAAATCAAGCAAACAGGCGGGGAAGTTGTCCAAATAGTAAACGAGCTAAGTGGTGCACTTGGCTCTTTTTTTGACCATCAAGACCAGGCTAAGAAGGCTGACGCAGAACTCAAGAAGAATCCTCCCAAGGGAAAGTCACTGCAAGCTATAGCCCTAGAGAACGTGTTGCGTAAGAAACAACTAGAACAGGCTGAGTATGATTTAAGACAGATGCTTGTCTACGAGTCACCTCCTGAGTTAGGTTCGGTCTGGACAGAGTTTGAAGCAGAGAGAACCAGGCTAGTAAAGGAACAAGAGGCGCTGGACAAAGCTCAAAAAAAAAGGAACTGCTCGAATCACACGAAAGGCGTATACGAGCAGGAAACGTCAAAGTGGGAGTCGCAATCTGTATCGCTGTTTTCGTTGTTGCGTTTACCATTGGCGGTTTGATGTACCAGATTCACCTCTGGACAGAGGAACGCAAGAGAGAAGAACGTTGGTATATTGAGTTTCACAGGAAATTCGAGGAAAATAGCAAAGAGATAGAGTGCTACAAGATATTCAGAGAGACAGGATATTTACCTAAATACTGTAAGGATTGATATGGACTGGTTAAAAACGATTGCACCCACGATTGCCACAGCTCTTGGTGGACCATTTGGTGGACTGGCTTACGAGGCAGTCTCTAAAGTTCTTGGCGTTTCTCAAGACGATGCCAAGAAGATGCTTGACGATGGCAAACTCACTGCTGACCAAATTGCAAGCGTTCAGCAAGCAGAGATAGCTCTCAAGGCTAAGGCACAAGAACTTGGATTAGACTTTGAGCAGTTGGCGGTGGCTGACCGAAAGTCCGCAAGGGAGATGCAAACAAATACGCACTCCTTTATTCCTCCCGTCCTCGCTATTATGGTCACCATAGGGTTTTTTGGTATCTTATACGGGTTGATGACCGAGCAGTTCAAAACGTCAGACGCACTCCTCCTTATGCTAGGTAGTCTAGGCACAGCATGGACTGGTGTTATTGCCTTTTACTTTGGTAGCTCTGCTGGTTCGCAAGCCAAGGACGCTATGCTTCACAAATCAACACCTTTGGATGAGAAGAAATGATTAACTCACGCTCACTAGATGAACTCCTCCCAGAAGTCAAAGCCAAGGTCGAGCACTTCATTGCCTTATGTCAGGATTCTGGAATTGAACTCCTCGTTACATCCACTTATAGAGACAATGAAAGTCAGGCTGCACTCTATGCTCAGGGGCGCACTGCTCCAGGCAATATTGTCACAAACGCTGGAGCTGGTGATAGTTATCACAACTACCGCTGTGCTGTGGACGTTGTGCCTATGGTTAATGGCAAGCCTGATTGGGATGGAAGTCACCCAGTGTGGGCAACTGTTGGTGCTCTTGGTGAGCAAGCTGGTCTAGAGTGGGCGGGTAAGTGGGTGCACTTTAAAGAGCTTGCACACTTCCAGTACACAGGCGGGTTAACCATAGCTCAATTAAAAGAAGGAGCACAAATTGTCTAGTACACCTAAAGCTAAACGTGGTCTTTACTACAACATCAACAAAAGACGTAAAGCGGGTCTTCCTGCCAAACGTCCTGGTCAGGCGGGATACCCTACAGCAGACGCTTTCCGTAAAGCAAAGCGTACTGCCAAGAGATAAAAAATCCTAAAACGGATTTGGCTTCCCCGCCACCAAGAAAAATCACTTTTCCAAATATGCAAGAACTGCATTACCTAAGTTCTGTACATCTTCATCTTGGCAGATGAGCAAATCAAGATACCACAAAGTTTGCTCTGATTTACCCTTTTTCATGCGATTGATGTAGGCATTGAGTGTGTCTACTTCCGTCCATTTCTTGGTAAACCCGATTAAGCAGCCATAGTTGTCAAACATCCAAATATTGTTGTACTTCTGCTCTTTCAGCCTGTGGTTCATATCAAAATACTTGGAATACTGCCATTCCTCTTTACCGTCTTCTTCTATGTAAATAGGGGGTGTTGTGGCAAAACTAAAAGTGTTGATTACGTCCCAGTCGTAGCCATCTACGTCAATTTTAAGAAGACCAACATCTCCTTTTACGATTTCATCTAATTTGATGTGCTCTGTGCCTACTTTGCCCTTAATGACATCTACTTTATTTTCTATTTTTGCTATGTTTTTGTGCAAAAGCTCTAAACACTGGTCTTCAGGCTCTACGCAAATAAAGCTAAGTTCAGGATTGTTCAAACCCATAGAAACAGCTAGTGCCCCGCAATTAGCCCCTACGTCAACTACAGTACCTTGCAAATAGGGTGCTAAATGAGGCAGAAAACGGTCATAGAGACGAAATTTCTGTTGATAGTGGGGTATCAGGTTACCCGCATTAAATTCGACTGTTATTTCTTTGTTCATGGTGCTGGTGTGAGTCCACCCTCAAATAAGTAACTACCAAAATGACCTAACTGTGCCCAGGGTGCTGCCCAGACCTTAAGCCCTGCTTCTCTAGCCTTCCAGCAGAAAAAATAATCCTCTGAGAGCAGTCTTTCTGTGCCTGGCTCAATAGCGCAAGCAAAGTACTCGGTAATGCGGTCGTTAGAGATTCCACCGTCTAAGAACAACACGTCATTGTTGTAGCTGTTAACAACTGACTTCATTACCTCAAAAGTGTTACGCTTGATGAGCATAAACCCTGTACCGCCATTAAAGATTTCCACAGGTTCACTGACGGGGACAGTTACGCTACCCGCATAGTCCTTTAAATTGACTACAACGCTTGCTGTGCGTGTTTTTAGCTTATCTGTAGGTACACCCTCCTTGACGGCTTTCTCGACCTCTACCCAGTTTATTTCCTTCTTAGGATAGATTCCGCAGATGATGTCCTTGTCTGCTTCAATCATCTTGATGATGTCTTGCGGGTTAAATTTGATGTCTGCGTCTATGAACATCAGGTGAGTACATTCGGGGCGCTTCATAAACCCGTGAGCAAGTGCGTTTCTGCCTCTCTGAATCAACGACTCGTTAAACATAGCACTAAACGCCATGTCATAGCCATTTTGGTTGAGAACAGGACCGAGTGTTAGCATACTTTGCGTAAAGTAGCCTGTACACATCCCACCGTACATTGGTACGGCTACGAAAATGTTACCTTTTTTAGTCATAATTTTTTTCCTTTAGTTGTTTTTGAATTAAATCTATAGATGATGCACAAATTACATGAAACCCTATTGGAGTTTCTGGATACCAATGTAAACGCCAAACTTCATTGGTATCAATACATTTTTGACGGTCATCTTCTGAAATAAATTGGTCAGCAGGGTAATAGTCTTCAATGCACATATAAACATTTTTATGTTCATTGTGCTCTAAAGAAAGCCCCGCTTCATGTTTGGGAAACCAATCCATATTTGTCCTTGTAGTTAAGAAAGTGACAGACTGTGAGATTACAGGGGGTCTGTCAGCACCTGTCCTAACTCCGAGAGTTGCTCTCGTAGTTGCCTCTCACTGGAATGATGGTGAGACGTGCGGGGGTCGAACCCACGACCAACAGATTAAAAGTCTGCTGCTCTACCAACTGAGCTAACGTCCCTGTTTTCAACCGTGAGCTATTCTAGGCGTTGTGACAAAGCTCATGCCGTCTTCAAACCCTTGTTGATAAGCCATATCGTAAATCTCCTGAAGACTCATGTTCTTCAGCTTTATGATATGTCCTCTATCCGCAGAACGTACTTCCCAGTCTTGGCTGACTTCCTCCAGCCGTGTACGTGCACTCTGATATTCGCTTTTCTCACCCATGATATGGTCTCGCTTTCTTGAATTTTTTTAATGCGTGATGAAACGCCAGAGGCAGTTACCTGTACCGCCAGAACCTCATCATCTTTGAGTGCCAAAATGTCACACCAACCCCACAAGTCTTTTCTAACCCGTGCCCAAGGATTCCAGTATTCCACAATCCACGGGAGGTAGCCTTCCTCTCTTAAATACTCTAGGCTACGCTGAGTTGGTGATGTCTTCTTAGTTGCCATCAGAAGGGTACGTCATTATCGTCACGACTTCTGTTGAACGTGTTAGGCTTTCTAGCGTAACCAGGAGTTACCTCTTTAGGTTGCTGCTCCTCTAGCTTCTTTTTCTTAAGCCAGTTGTCTTCACGCACAGAGAACATGGTTGTGCCCTGTTTTGTCTCTTTTTGCCACAGACCAAAGTTAACACGTTCACCAGCTTTGTAGTCCATGTCTAGCACTAAGTGACCTGTGAAATCAGGACCTTGTGGGTGCTTTTTATGTTCTGGAGCTTGGTAGAACAGAGTTCCGTAACCAGGTTTGTCGGGATAGTTGTTGTTAGTTGCCATGCGTTTCTCCTGATAAATATTTGTATTGGGCGTACTCTTTCCCGCCCTCTCTAACCATTTTTGTAATGATGGAATGTCCCTCTTTTCTAAGGACTTCGATATGGGCTGCAAGCCTGAACGAACCGTAGTGCTTGAGAGCATCTTGCGGGGTGATGGTGAGTCCATTTTGTAGGTGTCTCAAGATATTACTCTTTTGAGTTCCTAAACGTCCTGAGACACTTGAGGCTTTGGGAGTGGATTACCTCCTGCTGAGGAAATAGCCACTTTTACTTTTATCTTGTCAACTGTCGTAAAACCGTCAACCACAAGCTCGTTAGCTACCCTCAAAGACTCAACCTTCTTTTCCTTGTCGGCATCACTAATCTTAGTAGAAGCCATGATTCTGCTGACCATGTCGCCATAGGCGTCTATCCAGTCTTGCACAGAGTGGTAGCTAGAGTGTGGCTCGTCTAGGTTAGGTACGTAGAGTTTGAACGCTCCATCTTCCACAATCGTAACTGGTTCAGAGTCCTCAACTCGTTCCGCAACACCCATGTCAATCGGCTTACTTGGCGTAAAGTCTTGTACCTCCTCTGGCGTATAGACCCCAACGACACACCCTGGGTAAACCGACCTAATTCCCTCCGATACGCACCTTGCACGGAGCATCGCCCGAGGATAGTTCCTCCAGTTATCCTTGTTTGCAATCCCAATGCTCTTAGCCTGTGCCAACGACCAGCTGACTTCAAGGCTCCCGCCTGACGGGTGAGAGAATACGCCTGTGACTTTCTCATCTGTGTAATCCTTCCATTGAACTGAACCTCCTGCCTGTTGAAAACGTGCAAGCATTGCATCTGCCTTCAATGCTGGACGACCTTGGATGATATGAAAATCCCTCATTGCTATGGCAGGATGCAAGTTTTCCGCTTGACACAGCAACATAATCGCCATTGCTTCCTCTGGATTTTTGAATCCAAACATTCTCGATTTAGATGCCACTTCAGCCATCTGTTGAATATCTGCTAAAGGTACGATATTAGACATTTTTAACCTCTCTTTGTTTCATCATTGCATCTGCCCATTTATAAGCAGCTTTTGTAATGTCTTCCATTCCCGCTCCTCCTATCAACTCAGGTAGCACTTGACCCGCAAACCAGTCTCTAAGCTCCATGCCTTCGTGTTCCACAATTAACCCTGTGGTAGGGTGTTTGTACATGATTGGATATGCTTTCATTTCAGTAAAAACCTCCTAGAACCTGGTACTTCCCTGATAAACGACTTGTAGACATCAGGCATAGATTGCTCAAATAGCTTGGCATCAAACTTATTGCTTGCTTTTGCAGCCTTCCAAGTTGCCAACACTTTTCCGTCTATGGTCTGCAAACTAGATGCAGTCTCCATAAACCCAGCTATCAGGGTCTGTAATTGCTCCTCACGACCCTCTAAGAGCTTAATTTCCTCTTTGATGCTACGTAGGGCTTGGCAAGCCTCCTCAACGCTCCTAGAAGCCATCCTGACGCTTTCTGGGTTGTCTTTAGGGTAGAGTAGCTTCACTTGCTCTAAATCCTCTGGCGGGAGGGTAGTTCCAGCTTGTACATGACCCCAGATTTGAGCCATTTTCTTGATTAGCTCCTCTTTCTGTTGGTCAGAGATGTCGAAGGGGAACATAACAAACTCTTGACCACCGAACAGGACGGCTAAGTAGATACGGGTATTTCCGAATACTGCGGTTTCGTGGACTAACTGAGCAAAATCAGCGTCAGGAATGGTATTAGAAATATCATCAAACTTATTACGCACACCAGCGTTATAGTTTTTACACTCGACCAGAATTGTTTGTCCATCTTTAGTCCCTGCAAAGTCAAAATGTGATTTAAACCATGATTCCTTTTTGTGAGTCAGGCTTTCCTCTATCTTGTTAAGCTCTACACCCAGTTTTGCCTGTGCAAGCCTACCGATTACGGGTTCCATGACGTGACCCATCTGGACTGCCTCTATGCCTGATAGGTCTGGGATTTCCATCTTGCCCTGCTTGGTCAAAATAACCTCGTTAGCCTTACCCATAGCAACTCGCCTAGAGTCACCAGACCAGATAGCGGAATTACGTGTTTGTGGTGTGAAATCAGACATTATCAGTCTCCTTTGCTACAAAGTATTTAGCCTCTATCCCGCAGGTGTCTAAAGCCTCGTAGTTCTTTCTTTCTACGCTGCAGTAGGGTAAGTCATCTATGGACACAACAGAGCCGTCTACGGGGCTTATACAGTCATTACGGGTACATTTGCCATATCTTGCATGGCTATGTGGATTTGGTTGATAACATTCACAGTCGATACAGAGTTTCATGTGAAACATCCTTTCATTTTTAAGTTAGGAAAATATCACATACGTATATGTGATGAGAGGATTATAGCATTAGATGATTAGTCTTAAACAGAATGATTATCTCCTTATGTAAAGTTTGTGTAAAGTTTAGGTATTGTTATTTTTTAGGATGTCTTCTATTAACTTGATGACTTCCACATGGGTTAATTGGCTTAACTCCTTGTATTGCTCATCATTTAACCCTACCCATTCTTTAGGATGAGTAT